GTTCTAAACGTATTTTTCGAGTTCTATCAAATTGAATTCATCGGTGAACCGTATACCAGCGAAGAGACCGACGACTATCTAACGCAAATGTACGAAGGTACAGCACATTGTCGCGTTAAATTGATCGGAGAAAACAGCCGCGAGAAGGCGTTTTTACTGCACGACCTAATTCATTTGTCTCAAAACGTTGACGCCTTGAAAAAATTCGGCCTCAGCATTAACGAAGCTCAGATTATTGAGATTGACCGATTAGCTGAGGGCCACGCTCAAACGCCAATGAGCACAGTCGATCTAACGCTCGATTATTCGTATGAGCGCAGGTGGGCGATTAAATCTCTAGTTTCAGCTCCTACCCGTATTCAAAACTCCTAAGGAGGATTTTTAAAATGGCACTTTCTTTAAACAATATCGTTAATGTCGATATGGTGTTTAGTCCGAAGGCCGCTCAGACTCGCGGATTCGGAATTCTTTGTATCCTCGGAGATACAAAAAACGTTATCACTGCTGGAGAGGGTTATCGCACGTATACAAGCTCTGATGACGTTGCTACCGATTTCGGCGATGACGCTCCGGAAACGCTAGCAGCGATGGCGTATTTTTCTCAGTCTCCGAAACCGCAAACTTTGATTATCGCTGAGCCGTGGGACTCTACAACCGATACCGCTATCAGTACACACGTTTCTAAGTTATTCGCTGATTACGGGAGAAACTTCTACGGCTTTATTACAGCTACCAGCGCTACAGTCTCAGACGACGAAATTCTTAAAATCGCTCAGATCGTTGAATCGTCCGCAGATTCACATATTTACGGTATTACGCTCACAGATTTGACGTGTGCTAATTCTGTCTATACTGACGAATCTACAGACCTGCCGTCTAAGCTCAAACGCGGCCAATTTACGCGCACTATCGTATTCGCCTCTGAATACGATGCTAACGATTCCGCTTACAGACTGAATAAATATCTCGTTGCGTCGGCGTTAGGTCGTATGTTTAGCGTTAATTTCAGCGGTTCGATGACAACGATCACGCTGAAATTCAAGCAAGCTCCTAGCCTCCAGCCGACTAATTTAACTCAGTCTCAGGATACGAATCTCTCGGCACGTAACGTTAATAAATATGCGATTTTCTCGAATGACACCTACATTATCGAAGAGGGTGTCATGTCGTCCGGTATGTGGGCGGATGAACGTCATGGCTCTGACTGGTTGCAGGATTTAATTCAGACTACCGTTTACAACGTTCTCTATCAGTCCAAAACGAAAATTCCGCAAACGGATGACGGCGTGGCCCGCCTCATGGCGGCAGTTGCTAACGCTATCGATCAGGCTGTCATCAATGGATTTGTGGCGCCGGGCGTGTGGAATAGTGACCCGTTCGGAGACCTTGAATCCGGCGCCTACCTCGAAAAAGGATATTACCTGTACGCACCGTCTGTTAACGATCAGTTGCAGAACGAACGCGAGGCTCGCAAGTCTCCGGTTATTCAGGCCGGTATCAAACTCGCTGGCGCTATTCATAGCGTGCCGATTATTGTCAATATCAATCGTTAATCAAGTCATTTTCTAAACAAGCCCTGCAACAAACGCAGGGCTTTTTTAATGGGAATTCAAAATGAAAAAACCGACATACAGCATCGCTCGAGCAAGCGCCGCATACGCTGTTTTTGGTGGCGTCTCGTTCGATTTGAAGCAGGGTTTGACCGATAACGGAATCACGATCAACTTAGACGAAGATTTCGGCGAACGTAATAAAGCTATCGACGGCTCAAGTATTTGGAGTGAATTCGAAACAAGCGCAGGTACGATCGTTCTTGAATATTTGCCTTCTTCTCCGTGTGTTCCGTTTTTTATAACTTTGCACGCTACTCAACGCGGCACTGGTTCTACCGGTTCGGACACTGTAACAGTTATTGACCGCGACATGAAACTCACGTTCACAGGCTCTCAAGTCGCTATCCAGTCAATTACCGGACACAACGTCAAAAAATCAAAAGGAGATTCCATCGTCGTAACGCTTAATTGCGGACAAATTACCTCTATCGGAGCTTAATCGAATGACTAAATATCAGGACATTACTGTTAACGGCGTTACCGTTCGTTTATATCGTTTGTCGGCTAAACAACAGCATGACATCGTTAATCAATATTTTTTCCCGATTACGACTCAGGCTAATGAACTGGTAAACGTAATTATTAAAAATCCGCAAAATCAAATCGCCATTGCTTCTGCTATCGCCGAGGCTGTGAATAAATTCATGCCGGCTAACAAACGCGACGAATTGATTTTCAAACATTTAATGCCGTCCGTTAAGGTCGTGGCGGCAGGGATGGAGATTGAATACTGCTCTCATAAGGGTGAAATTACGTGCGAAGAGCTGAACAACATTAAATCGTTGTACAAAATCACGTACGAAGCCCTTAAATACAACTTTGAAGATTTTTTTACAGACTGGCTCAACGAAAACAAGTTGAGCTAACGTCGCCCGAATGGCGTGATTCTGTACGCCTTTTAGATATTCCTGAATCCTTCCTAATGCGCCCCGTTCTACGGGGCTTTCTTTCTTTTGAGTCTCTTTTCGATTCGTCTGTGTCTTTAGGTGATTTAGTTCTTCTAAATGACGCTATCGACGCGAACGACGAAAACGAGAAACGCGTTTATCAGTATTACGAGCGTAAAAATGGCCGAAACTAAAAACGATGTAAATTTGAGAGTAGGCGCATTAGTCGATTTTGCGTCATTATCTGTCGCAGAAAAAGCAGTAGGCTCGTTTTCTGACAAAATCGTTAACTTAGCTAAATGGGCCGGCGCCGCTATTGCCGCCGGTTCCGTGGCTGTAGCTATCCAGCGTACAGCCGACAAATTTAACGATCTCGGCGATGTCGTCTCTCGCGTTGGTAACGCTACCGTAAAAGAGTTAGATCGGCTCGGGTATGTGGCTGAACTTACAGGCTCAGACGCAAATACAGCTACAGCCTCGTTTGAAAACCTCTCTCGAACGATAGGCGAGGCGGCTCAGGGTATCGGACGCGGCGCATTAGTCTTTGAAAAACTCGGCTTATCTGCGAAAGATGCGCAAGGTAACGTCAAAACAACGACTCAAGTTTTAGACGAAATCAAAGTCAAAATTAAAGACCTGAGTAAAGCGGAGCAATCTGCGTACATTCAGCGTCTCGGACTTGATCGTTCGATGATCGGAATGCTCACGTCTGATACGACTGAGATTATCGATCAATACAACAAACGTACCGAGGCTCTCGGAATAAATGTAGACGAAGCAGCAGAGCTAGGCGCTAAATACAACGACGCTATTAAAGTTACTAAGCGCGGTTTTGACGACATCATTACCGCGTTTGTTTTACGTGTCCTACCGTCCATCACGACAGCGATAGAACGCGTTTCTAAGCTAATCGATGAAAACGCAGGACTAATTAAAAGCTACGTTGATCCTATCGCCGCCGCTGTATCAATCGGCGCCGACCTTGTTACCGGTTTTATAACCGGAGTCGGAAAACTATTTAAAGTTCTAGGAAAATGGCCTGTTTACATCGGCGCTGTAACTGTCGCATGGAAACTATTAAACGCTGTATTTAAAGCGTCTCCGATTGGACGCATTATTACTCTCGTCATGGGATTAGTAACTGCGATAGGTTTGCTAATCGATGATTACGAGACGTGGAAAGAGGGCGGGAAATCGTTCTTTGACTGGTCAGCGGCTCAGGTGTGGTTTGACAACATGAGCCGAATTTTTGACGGTCTAAAAACAATCGTCGGTAATTTCTTTAGCGCTGACTGGTGGAAATCTAAGGCTGAAACAATCTCGAATGAGATGTCGTTATTAGGCGAAAGAATCAAAAACTTCTTATCTGATAGCTGGAATAACGCCATTACTGAGGCCTCTAACAAATGGGATGAGCTAAAAAATACCGTTTCTCAAAAAGCTCAAGGAGTTTACGACGGGATTATTTCTACATTCGTCGGTTTGAGCACGTGGTTTAGTGACCTGTGGAACTCTATCGGCGATGGAGCTATGAAAGCGCTTACCAATATCGGTAAGGCCTTTACGCAGTGGTGGAACGACCTTTTAGATTCGATTAAGAATTTCGGAAAAAAAGCCACTGAAAAGGTCGAGAATGCCGCTTCTGACGCATTAACTTCGACTATTGATTTCTTTAAAGGACTAAATCCTTTCGGCGGTAAAGACGAAAGTAAAACCGTATCCAGTCTACCGCCGTCAACGACTAACAATAATCAGCGCTCTAGCACCACGTATAACAACAACGCTCAGGTACATCAAACAATTACCGTCAGTAGCGTAAAAGAGGCTAAAGAAATCGCCAGCTCAACTAACCGAGCATATCTACAGCAAGGTGGCTAACAATGTCTTTCTTAGAAACGCAGGTACTAGGATTAGCCGGTACAGCAGTCGGAAAATTGCTTCAAATTAAACCTGCTCGGAGATTTGAGGCGTTTTCCGATTTTTGTTCTATTACTGAAACGCACAATATCGCTGTAACTGCAACCCAATACCCTATCGAGGATGGTACTCAGGGTACTGATCACATCGTTAGAGAGCCTAAAAACATTACATGGGATGTCATCTTTGGCGAACGCTCCGACCCGCAGGGAACGTATCAACGTTTACTTGATTTGATGTATAGCGGTGTACCGTTTACGGCAGTCACGGGACTAAGACGTTACGACAATATGCTTTTAGTCTCTGTAGCAGCTAATCAGGATGCGCATTCAGCGCGCATCCTAAAGTGCACGCTGACCATGCAAGAAATCGTAATAACGTTTCCTCTCGCTACGAATATGCCGCCACGGTCTCAGCAGGCGAATCCGAACGTAACCGCTAAAACCGCACAAACAGGTACGAAACAGCTTCAAGAAAAGCTGGTTAGTGAATCGAGATTAAGTCATATCTTTAGTTAGCAATGAAAACATACGAAATCCCGCTCAATTCTTTTGCAGAAGAATTTAACGTAGAAATTCAAGGCGTTAATTACTTACTGCGGACGAAATGGAATGAGCCGCTTCAAGCGTGGACGCTCGATATCGGACGTTCTGAGAACGACTGGCTAATACGTAATCTCGCGTTAGTCGCTGGCGAAAATCTACTCCAGCAGTACGAGCACTTAAAACTAGGTTTCGGCCTAATTGTCGTAACCGACGGCGACGAAAACGCCGACCCGACAGAAACAAATCTAGGCACAGATTCTCATTTAATCGTCGTAACGAATGATTAACTTTTGGCGAAAAATAACGCTTCTCGTAGGCGATAAGGACGGAAACGGCCTAGACCTGAGCGGCTTTAGAGTCTCGTTCGACGTAGAGAAAACAGCGCTACAAGACCCGAATACGGCGAAAATCGACATCTATAACTTGTCTAAAACGACGATAGCGCGTATCGCGGATGGTGATTTAAAACGCATTGTTCTACAGGCTGGTTACGAGTCTCATAACGCTGTAATTTTTGACGGAAACATTATTAGTACGTCACAGGTTAGAAACGGCGCGGATACGATTCTCAGTATCGAAGCTGGAGACGGTCAATACGGTTATTCATACGCGCTCGTAAACGAAACAGTCGGCGCCGGTTACTCAAATAACGACATCGCTAAAAAATCGTTTAACGCTATGAAAGAACGCGGCGTTAAAAACGATGATTTAAAAGCTGTAAGTAACGAGACTAAGTACCCTCGCGGGCGCGTGCTTTTCGGAGCCGCTCGAAATTATTCGCGAGAAGTCTCTAAAAACAGTGATACGCAGTGGTCGGTTCAGGATGGACATTTAGTCTATTGCAAGAAAAACGCTACACGCGATGACCGTAAGGCGTTTATTTTGCGGCCTGACACCGGCATGATCGGTAGCCCTAAGAAAGATAAAGACGGCGTAACGGTGAGTTGTTGTCTTAACGCGCTACTTCGTATCTACGACCCGATACGCATCGAGTCTGAGTTTCTTACGGGTGACTTCAAAATCCTTTCGCTTAAACATTCAGGCGACACCCACGGAAACGAGTGGAGCACAGAAATTAAAGCGTGCTCGTTAGACCCGTCAACAAAGAAAACGACTAAAAAATGAATCAGCTAGAACGTATTGCGACGCCTGAAGAAATCGAGCGTCAAAAATCCGAGGATTTAAAGGCGGCTATTCGTGTCTCTATGCCTGCAATCGTTACGGCCGTTGATTTAGATCGACAGGTTGTATCCGTTCGACCTGCGATTATGGGAAAACTCAGAGGATATGAAGGGGAGGTAACCGAAACTCCGTATCCCGTGCTTACTGAGGTGCCTATCGCGTTTCCACGCGCTGGCGGTCTGTGCATTACCTATCCAGTCGCGGTAAATGACGAATGCCTAGTCTTATTCGCTGACGCCTGTATCGATTTTTGGTGGCAGTCCGGAGGCATCCAGTCCACGAAAGATTCGAGGTCGCATGACCTTTCAGACGCTATAGCGATTTTCGGTCTCACGTCTCAGCCACGCAAGTTGCCGAATGTATCGGCTGACGCTATCGAGATTCGTACAGATTCACGGTCAGACTACATAAGCCTCACGGCTGGAAAGCTAGATATTCAAATCAACGGTGAAACGATCGTAACGGCGAATAAATCTACAGTCGTATGCCCTGATAACACGATACAAGGCCCGCTAACTGTAACTGGCCTTATTACCGGCAAAGGCGGCCTAACGGTGAGCGGCGGTAACGGTGCAACTGTAACCGGCACGATTCACGCGACTGGCGATATTTCGTCCGGCACGGTTTCACTTCAATCTCATACGCACAACCACGGCCCGGCGCCGGATAAATAAACATGAAATATCGAAAACTAGACGAAAACGGCGATATGACGTTCGGCGCCGGACTCGATAACTATTTCATAGACAGCGCCGAAGCCGTCGGACAGTCCGTTTTAACGCGGCTAAGAATGTGGCTGCGGGAGTGGTACTTAGATACCAACGACGGTACGCCTTACTACCAGCAGGTACTAGGAAAACATACGCAAACCGAAGCTGTACAGGCGATTTATCAGCGTATTCGAGAAACAGCAGGCGTCAATCGAATTACAGAGTTTTCTACAGCGTTCGACCCTGATACGCGACGTTTACGTATCGATGTAACGCTAGACACAATCTATGGCGAGGTGAAAGTAAGTGCCTGATATCAAATCATTAGCGTACGTAGACGCATCAGGATTCTATGTAGCCGATTTCGAGGATTTTCTTGAGTACAACAAAGAAGCGATGCGTTCGATCTACGGCTCAGATATCAACCTTGACGCTGACTCGCAGGATGGACAACTAGTCGCGCATTTTGCTCAGTCTCAATACGATTTAGCGCTACTGTGCGCCGAAGTCTTTAATAACTATTCCCCTGCGACCGCGCGCGGGGATGCGTTAAGCCGCGAAGTAAAAATTAACGGTATCGCTAGACAATCGTCTACACATTCAAGCGTGGACGTGGTTATTACAGGCGACGCGGGCACGACGATTACGAACGGACAAGTACGCGATACGTCGAAAGGTGCTCATGTATGGAATTTACCGCCTGAGGTCGTGATACCGACAAGCGGCTCTATAACAGTAACTGCGACATGTGACGACGCAGGCGATATCCGTGTCGCCGCCGGTACTGTTACTCGTATCGCCACGCCTACCGAGGGTTGGATTTCAGTAGCAAATAACTCTGAGGCCGCGCCCGGACGTGATACGGAGACTGACGCAGAGTTGCGCGTTAGACAAACGTATTCGACCGCCCAGCCGTCGCAAACAGTCTTAAAAGGCATTCTCGGCGGCATTCTTGACGTGGACGGCGTAACCCGTGCAATCGTGTACGAAAACGATACGAGCGCTACAGACTCTAACGGGATACCTAGCCACTCGATAGCCGTAGTTGTCGAAGGTGGCGACGCTCAATCCATTGGCGACGTTATCAAGTTACGTAAAACAGCCGGAACGGGAACGTACGGAACAACCAGCGTAACGGTTAAAGATAGCGAAGAAGTGCTGATGACGGTTAAATTCTTCCGTCCTACGGTCGTTCATATCAAAGTAAAGATTACGTTAGAGCCGTTAACAGGCTTTACTACTGAGCTTTACAACTCGATTAAGTTGCAGGTCGTTAGTTACATCAATTCTCTGACGTTCGGTCAAACGGTGCGAATCTCGAAACTCTACGTACCCGCAAACCTAGAAAACGATGACAGCGATATTAGCTATGACATCACGTCTATTCAGATAGCGAAAAACTCAGGTTCCTTTGCGTCATCAAATATCGCAATAGGCTTTAACGAAGTTGCTCACTGCGACATCGCCGATGTCGAGGTAATTACGAATGACTGATTTCAATACGTATCTAAAGCGCGTACCGTCGGAGCATAGAGACAAGCCTAAATTTGTTGAAACTCTGCGCTCGTTACTAGGCCCCGTACTTGAGCTACAGGCGTTAATGGAGCGCGTACCGATTGATTACGACCTCGATAGCGCTGTCGGTAAACAGTTGGATGTCGTGGGCGAATGGGTCGGACGTAATCGTTATGTTTCGATACCTATCGAAGGTGTGTTTTTCACGTTCGACGATACAGAGATTACTGGTTTCGATCGCGGTGTTTGGTGCGGAGAATATGACGCTACGAGCGGAATGACGAAACTAGACGATGACTCATATCGATTCCTGCTGAAGCTCCAAATCCTAGCCAATGTATGGGACGGCACGCCGGAAAGATTTTACAGCGGCGTTCGTTCTCTCTTTAACGGTACGTTAAGTGTCGTTATCGAAGACCATCAGGATATGACTATCTCGATCGGTGTCGTCGGTAAGGCACTATCCAGCGCTCAACGCGCTTTATTCCTTCAGCAAATAGCTCCGTTTAAACCCGCTGGCGTACGAATAAACGTTTTCATGCTTACTCAATACGACGACGTGCCGCTTTTCGCTTTCGACATGAATACGCCTTTACTACAGGGTTTCGACACGTCCGGATGGGCGGAAATCATCGCTAATTAAATCTCAAATTTCTCTCAAACAAGCCTCGCTTAAGCAGCGGGGCTTTTTTTATGGGTCAAACAAATGGCTACTAATAACATCCTCGGGTTTTGCACCGGCGCCAATCCTAACGTATTAACTCCTACCGATTGGCAAACGACGCCTGCACGCTCAAGCGGTTTTGTTTCAGGTATTGCACTTTCTTCTCACGTTAATACAGCTGTCGTAGGCGGCGCAAACATCGCTCACGCTGTCGGTGAATTTATCAAAAATCAGTTAAATGAGGATGTAAATCCGACCGACGAAGCGGAGCTCGTTAGTCAGTTTCTACGAGCTCTACAAATTTTTATTCAGCGCGGCGGCGCTTGTCCGGTAGGTTCGATTATTCCCTATCTCGGCGGCGATGTGCCTTACGGCTGGTTATTAGCGAACGGAGCCTCTGTGCTCAGGTCGCAGTACAACAAGCTATTCGCCCTGATAGGGACGAAGTTTGGCGCGGTTGACGAGGCACATTTTAATCTGCCGAATCTGCATCATAGGTTTATCGAAGGCACCACCTCACTTAGCGAGGTGGGAAGTTACGTCGAGGCGGGCTTACCGAATATTACGGGGAATTTGAAGGGCTTAAGAAGACTCGACTTAATCAGGGAATCCGATACACGCAGTAATGCACTTAGGTGGGAGTACAACGAAACCGACCCAAACCTTCACGATTTAGCCGAAACCAAACAAGCGGGAACGATTCAAATAAATTTTGACCCTACACTCGATGCTTCGAGACAGAATCCGATTTATGGGTGTTCTAATTCGGTTCAGGTTGATTCGATTTACGGTCTTTACTTAATACGAGCGTATCAAAGCTAAAAGGCGTAATGAATCAGGATGTACCGTTGAGGAATTACCAAAAATCGAGCTTGATCGGCTAGCGGAAAAATTCGGCCTACTCCACGAATACATTTGGCTTTGAGACGGATTAGAGTTGTTAATACCTTCTACAAACTGAATGCCGTCTCCTTCAAATGCGCCTGTGGATGGGTCG